ATTCGTTATTATTCACACTTAATCAAAGAAGATGTTAATAATAGAATATTATTAATTGTACCTACAACATCATTAGTAGAACAAATGTATACCGATTTTGAATCATATGGTTGGAATGTAAAGAAGTATTGCCACAGATTATATAGTGGTTACTCAAATCAAACAGACAAAAAAGTCTTAATATCTACATGGCAAAGTCTATATAAGTTGCCAAAAGAATACTTTAAACAGTTTGGTTGTGTGTTTGGTGATGAGGCACATTTATTTAAATCTAAATCACTTACAGAAATTATGACTAAACTACTTGATTGTAAATATCGTATTGGTCTTACAGGTACTTTAGATGGTGCTCATACACATAAGTTAGTATTAGAAGGACTATTCGGCGCCGTAAACAAAGTGACTACAACTAAAAAGCTAATGGATAAGAAACAGTTAAGTAATCTGGCCGTGAGATGCTTGATTCTTAAACATAATGAAGCCAATTGTAAAATAGTTGCTAACGGTAAGTATCAAGACGAGATAGACTATCTAGTCAGTAGTAAAGCTAGAAATAATTTCATTCGTAATCTAGCACTTAAAATAAAAGGCAATACATTAGTTTTATTTCAGTTAGTAGAAAAACATGGTAAAGATTTATTTAAAAGTATAGAAGATAAAGCGGAAAAAGATCGAAAGGTTTTTTATATATATGGTGGTGTCGAAACAGAAGAAAGAGAAAAGGCAAGAGCCATAGTAGAGAACGAAAGTGACGCTATTATTGTAGCAAGTTATGGTACTTTTTCAACAGGTATTAACATTAGAAATTTACATAATATAATCTTTGCAAGTCCATCAAAGAGTAGAATAAGAAATCTACAATCAATCGGTAGAGGTTTAAGGCTAGGCGACAATAAAGTCAATGCTACTTTATATGATATAGCAGATGATTTAATTTATAAGTCTAAAGAAAATTATACCTTAAAGCACTTCCAGGAAAGAATAAATATATACAACGAAGAAGAATTTGATTACGAGATACATAATATTAACCTAAAGGATTAAAATGGATAATACAGATTATCGTATGGTAAAATTAACTGATGGTACTACTATTATGGGTACTATTAAAGTTGATAAAGATTTCTTACGAATCACAAACGCATTAGAATTAAATACAGTAAAACGGGAAACTGAAGTGGGTATGAAAGATGACTCTACTTTAGCACCTTGGTTACCATTTACAGATGATAAAACATTTGTAATCCCTAGAGATAAAATATTAGTAATTACCCAAGCGGACAAACACATATCACATTATTATGAAGTTATATTAAGTAAGTTAGAAAAAGCAAAACAGAATGCCAAACCTGTATTATCTGCCGAAGAAATGGATAAGATATATGCTTTGGCTGATCAGATGGATAGATTAAGAGAAACTGAACCTAGAGAAAATATACAATGGTCAGAAGAAGATTTAATTGATCTATTTGGAAAGAAAACTATACACTAGAAATAGCAGCTAAGCTTCTCCCCAGCGACCTACATAGTCGAGTATAACATACTTCCTAGGACTGTCAAGCATTAGCAAAAAATACTTTAAAGGCTTTACATTTAGTAGCAAAAATGATATAATGAATATATTAATCAAGAAAGATAAATTATGAGTGAAACAAAACAAAGTAAGGCGAAACTGAAACCTCATTATGTAGATAACAAGAAGTTTCTAGGCGCCATGATTGAACACCGTCTTAAATGCCAAAAGGCAGAAGACAAAAAAAGAAAAGCACCTGAAGTGACCAATTACATTGGTGAGTGTTTTTTAAAGATTGCTAATCACTTATCTTACAGACCGAATTTTATTAACTATACTTATCGTGATGATATGATATCAGATGGTATAGAAAACTGTTTACAGTACATGAGAAACTTCAACCCAGAAAAATCTAATAACCCATTTGCATATTTCACACAAATTATATACTATGCATTTATCAGAAGAATACAAAAAGAAAAGAAACAGCAAGATGTTAAGGCCAAATTGATTGCTAGTTCTGGTAGTGAAATGATGTTAGATTCATTAACTGGCGATGACGCTCAATATAAAAATCAGATGTTAGAATTCTTACAAAGAAATGTAAAAGAAAGTGACCCAGCTGAACCTAAAAAAGTAAAGAAGAAAAAGAAAAAATAGATAATGAAAATAGCGTTATTGAATGATACTCACTTCGGTGTGAGAAACGACAGTATGATCTTTGATGACTTCTTGCATAAGTTTTACAAGGAAGTATTCTTTCCATACCTAGAAAAACATAATATCAAAACACTTATTCATTTAGGTGATGTGGTTGATAGAAGAAAGTTTATTAATTTTAGAGTTGCAGATAACTTTAGAAAAGGTTTTTTAAACAAACTATGGGAAATGAAGATAGATACTCATATGTTAATAGGTAATCACGATATCTATTTTAAAAATACAAATAAAGTAAATTCATTACAACAATTATGTACAGCACCTGATGGTGTCAACGAACCTTGGATATATGTAGAACCTAAAGTAGTTGACTTTGATGGTTTAAAGATATTAATGTTACCTTGGATAAATCCTGAAAATCAAGAACAATCATTTGATATGCTAAACACAGCACAAGCTGATGTCTGTATGGCCCATTTAGATTTAAATGGTTTCTATATGCACGAGAACATAACACAAACACATGGATACGATAAGAGTATTGTAAAAAGATTTGAGAAAACATTTAGTGGTCACTTTCATTCTAAAAGTGATGATGGTCAAATATTTTATTTAGGTAGTCAATACGAAATGACTTGGTCAGATTATGGTCAAACAAAAGGTTTTCATATATTTGATACTGAAACAAGAGAAATAGAATTTATACCTAATCCAAATACCATATTTGAAAAATTAATGTACAATGATACCGAAACAAACTATGATGATTTTAATATAGATCATTTACACAATAAATTTGTTAAACTAATTGTGGTGTCTAAAAAAAACAATGAGATGTTTGATAGATTACTTGACAAGTTATATAATAAAATAACTGTACATGAGTTAAAGATATTAGAAGATTACTCCGACCTTAATGCTAATTTAGTAAGTGATGATGTTGTTGAAGGCACGGAAGATACAATGACACTTGTAAACAATTATGTAGATCAATTACCAGTTGATTTAGATAAAGATAAATTAAAGAATATGATTAAAGAAACATTTGTGGAAGCACAAGATAGTGATATAACAGCAGAATGATAGTATTTAAAAAAGTAAGATATAAAAACTTTCTATCAACAGGTCAACAGTTTATAGAGGTACAATTAGATAGATCAGCCAAGACATTAGTTGTTGGTGAGAACGGTGCAGGTAAATCAACCATGCTAGACGCATTATGTTTTGGTTTATTTCAAAGAGCATTTAGAAATATTAAAAAAGAACAAATGGTCAATAGTATCAATGAGAAAGATTGTGTTGTAGAAGTAGAATTTATCATTGGTCAAAATCAATATAAAATCATAAGAGGTATCAAACCTAATATATTTGAGATATGGTGTAATGGTGTCATGTTAAATCAAGACGCAGCTGTAAGAGATTATCAAAAACATTTAGAATCAACCATACTAAAATTAAACTTTAGATCATTTACACAGGTAGTTATACTAGGTAATGCTTCGTTTGTTCCTTTTATGCAATTGAGAGCAAGACATAGAAGACAAGTCGTAGAAGAAATATTAGATATAGAGATATTTTCTAAAATGAATTTAATGTTTAGAGAAAAAGTTAAAGCACAAGATGAAGTAATTAAACAATCAGATTTTAATTGTCAGTTAATAGATGGTAAGATAGAATCACAAAAAAAACATATAGAAGATATGAGTGGTAATAATCAACAACTGATTGATAAAAAACAAATAGAGATACAACAAGCTCAAACAGATATAGATAATTACAAGTTAGACATAGACAAAGTAAATAAAGAAAAAATTGAATTACAAAATGAGATATTAGATGAAACTAAAATAAATAATAAGTATAAACAACTTCACAATATGGAAGCGAAGTTAGAAAATACTTGTAGTAAACACAAGAAAGATTTAGAGTTCTTTGAAACTCACAACGATTGTCCTACCTGTCAACAGGCTATAGATGAGGCATTTAAATCAACAATGATTGATAAGAAGAAGAACAAGGTCATTGAAATAGATAGTGCTATGGGTCAGTTAGTAAAAGAAATCACGACTACCGAACAAAGATTACATAGTATAAATGAAACAATGGTCACAATACGAGAAAAAGAATTATTGATTAATAGATACGAAACATCTATATCAGAAATTGAAAAGTATATGACCAATAAACAAAATGAAGTTGATGAATTAGAAGATGACAAGTTTACCACTGGCGCTGCAACAGGTAAACTAGAAGAATTACAAGAACAATTAACAAATGCTGAAACAGCAAAAGTTAAACAAAAAGAACAAAAAACTTATCTGGATACTGCTAGATATCTTATGCAAGATACAGGTATTAAAACTAAAATTATTAAACAGTATCTACCGATAATGAATCAGTTTATTAATAAGAATTTAGCAGACATGGACTTTTTTGTTAATTTTACTTTAGATGATGAGTTTAATGAAACAATTAAATCTAGGCACCGTGATGAATTTAACTATCACTCGTTTAGTGAGGGCGAGAAGTTAAGAATAGATTTGGCAATACTATTTACTTGGAGAGAGATTGCTAAACTTAAAAACTCTACAAATACAAATCTATTAATATTAGATGAAATATTTGATAGTTCATTAGACGCTTCAGGTACAGATGAGTTTATGAGAATATTAACAAACAAACTAGCAAAAGAAAATGTTTTTGTTATTTCACACAAAGGTGATACTTTATTAGATAAGTTCCCTAGTATATTAAAATTTGAGAAATATAAAAACTTTACAAGGATGGCATAATGGCTGAAAAACTAACACCAGAAAAGATAGAAGAAATCGCTAAAAACTTTGAGAAGATACAAGATAAAAAAATACCTATAATCAAAGGCGAGAAAGAAACAGTTAAACTAGACTATGGTAGTTTAGATCAATTAAGACCTGAAAATAAACCAAAGGCACCAGAAAAAAGAATATTACCTCTAATACCACCTAGTGATCCTAGATTGTTAATGCAGATTGCACCTTTTATAGATGACACATTAAAAGAGTTTGACTTTAAAGATAGAGTTGATCTATCAAAAGTAATGTATGATAGTATGGTTAAGTACGGTGGTCTAGGTCTTTCTGCTAATCAAGTAGGTTTACCATATCGTATGTTTGTTATGGGAGGCCACCCACAAATAGAAGATGGTAAAGTAAGATCAGTATTCAATCCATTAATCAATGATGTAAGTAAAGAAACAGTACAGTTTAAAGAAGGTTGTTTATCTTATCCTTTTTTATTTTTAACTATTACTAGACCTAAATGGTGTCATGTAAAATATACGGATCAACATGGTAAAGAGATTGAAGAAATATTACATGGTATGTCAGCAAGAGTATTTCAACATGAAAATGAACATATGAATGGTTATGTATTTACTGATTTAGTAAGTAAGTTTAAATTAGATCGTGCTGAAAAAGCAAGAATGAAAATGATTAAAGAATTTGCAAAAGGTGGTGCTATACGATAATGCCTATACCTAAACAAAAATATATTCAATTAAAAGCAATGTACGACTTTCAAAGAAAAGTAGAATACAATAAAGAAAAGTTAAGAAAAGCAGTAGAAGTTATGTTAGATGAACCAGACATTTTATTTAATGATATATGGAGTAGAATGAAAGAAGATGAAATGATAGAGGCACCAAAAGATTGGGTACCAAAAAATGATAAACTTAAAATAGAAGGAGAAGAATGAGTAGTTTTAAAGACAACTCTGGTTTAGAAGAACACAAACCTAAAGCAACCCAGGCTGAAAGAGATGAACAAATGAAAAAGTTTTTAGCGAAGGGGGGAAAGATTGAAAAATTAAAACCAGGTTACCCTATTAATGTAGGTAGTTTAGATAAGAGTAAGAAACCAAGATATACAAAAGATGATGTACAACAAGGCCTTGCAGTTGGTAAAGCACCTAGACCTAATTACGATACATATAAAAAGGGATCATATCACGACTTTGATGTAGGGGGTGATAAACCACCTGTGTGGTATCCACAACCAAAGAATCCTGTAGGAGGCAAATGATAAAAGAATTAAATATAGAACCATATAAAAACTCATTAGAAAAAATATCAACATTTTTAGATAACTTTGAATTTAAGAAAGTTAAAACAAAATACACAAAGGGTGATGATTGGACT